TTTTCTGTTGCCGTGCAGATGGAGCCGTCTATGGGCTGCAAGGGCATCTACATGGAGAAGGGCGACAACACGCGCCTCGCCGGGAAGATGCAAGTCCACGAGCGTCTGCGTTTTGGGGATGACGGGCGACCGATGGTCTACGTGTTCAACACATGCAAGGAAACCATCCGCACGCTTCCGGCGCTCCCCTATGACCCCACGAAGCCGGAGGACATCGACACCGACGCCGAGGATCATTTGTTCGATTCGTGGCGTTATTGCTTTATGGCGAACCCGCTTCCCGTTCTCGGGCGCAGACCGAAGCCTGTTAAGGTATTCGACCCATTCACGCAAGGAGGATTTAGATAATGGCCGATTCGCACATCATCCGATGCGGGCCGGAGAACACGCGCGATCCCATGTTCATGGAGATTTCCGCGAAGGACGCAACAGAGCTTGCCACATATACCACCGCCTGCATCCCGGGGAGCATCGGCTACCTTGACGATGGCACGGAGTACAGGCTTTCCACGGCTGGCACATGGGTTTTGACAAAGTCAGCGCCCACGCCTGCGACTTAAGGAGGGCATGACATGGCGCAGTTTACTTTACCCGAATTAGAATCCGCGCGCTTCCAGGCCGGAAAGGTCGTAGCGGATGCCTTGAACACACTGCTTGGCGCGCATGACACCCTCGCTGGCGTTGCGATGGTTGCGCTTCCCGAGATGCCCGAAGCGTCTGCTAGCGTCTATGGGAAACTCGTGCTTTTCACGGGTACGACCGACGAAACCTATACGCAATTCCACCGGTATTTGTGTACGAGCGGCGACCCGATCCCCTACGCATGGACGGACGTCACGGCGGGTTATGGCGACCTTCCCACGACGTATGCGGACGTGCTGACGAACATCGCTACCCACACTTCGGCATTAGCCGCTGTTCAAACCCAAGCGAACGAAAATACTGGCTATGGCGTTGCTTCCGGGCTGGCTGTATCCGCGCAAGCCACGCCTGATATGACCGTGAAGGTTGCGGCTGGCGTGGCATATCTGCCGGACGGCACGCGCGTCGCGGCTGCCGGGGACAATGTCACAATTTCCGAAGCATCCTCCGCAAGCGCGCGCAAGGACATTGTTTATGTGGCTGCTAATGGCGCGCTGGCGTGCTTGACGGGCGAGCCGCTTGCGCCTGCGATTGCCGGCCTGCGCAAGGTCACGGTTGTCACGAACGCTGTTGCGGGAGATACGTTCACGTTCGGGGAGATAACGCTGACGGCTGTTGCATCGGATCCCGGCGCCAACCAGTTTGCTTTCGGCGCTACGGTTGCGGACACCATGACAAACATTGCGGGTGTCCTGGATGGCGCGATTACAGAAGCCGGGGACTATGATGTGGCGGTGGTTGAGGGAAAGATTCACATCACCGAGAAGGTCGCTGGCGGAGGGAATACGCCGGGCGCTGTTACCGTGACCGGGACTATGACGATCACGCAGGAGTTGACGGCTTCGTCAAAGGCTGCGGTTGAGGAGATAGTCGCCCCTGCCACCCCGGAGAACTGTGTGCTTCTTGCGTTGGTAACTGTCGGGCAGAGCGCTACTTCCGTAGGAGCAAGCGATATTGCCGATAAGCGCAAGGGCGTGCTTGTCCCCGTCTTGGTGGATGCTTCCACAAACAAGACATACAAGCTGGTAGTCACCAGCGGGACGCTTGGCATAGAGGAAATCTAGCCCGTCGCACATGACCTTCAAGGAGGCGACTGAATGCCTATAACCAATACAAGGCGGTGGTCTGATTGTCCGATAACATCGTAGAGGTGCTGACCGATCAGCCCAAGCTGACCCCCGAAGAAAAGAAGCTGATCTCCCTTGCCTACGCGCGCGTGGATTCGTGGAAGCGCACCTGCTCCGAAATCCACGAACGGGCGCGGGAATCCCGGAAGATCATGCTGCTCCAAGACCCGAAGCAGGACGCGCCGGATGTTGAGCGCAAGACCCTACAGCTCCAAACCCTGAAATCCACCATCAACAACTGCGTCGCCGACCAGATGGACAACATCCCCGAAGTCGTGCTCACGCCGGAACAGCCGGAACTGCAGGCTGTAGCGGAGGACTTCACGGACGTTATGCGCTTCGTGATGGATCAGAACGACTACGAACGCCTGCACCGCGATCGCGTGTGGGACTACTTCGTGACCGGATCAGCCGTGACGCAGGTTGTGTGGGATCCCGACATGGATGCCGGGAAGGGCAATATCGCGCTCATTCGCTGGCCGATCGAGGCGTTCCTGTGGGATCCGTTTGAGCAGGACATACAGGATTCCCGCGCGCTTATCAAGGTTTCATGGCATCCGCGCGAGTGGTACGACGAGCACTATCCCGAACAGGCGAAGTACATTGCCGAATCCGACGACGCGCACAAGGACGTCGGGCGCCCGGATGCCCATGAGGGCGTGACGGATGTCAGCGGCAGCGACCTTGTGATGCTCATGGAATACTGGTATCGCAAGTACAACGCCAAGACGCACAAGTACCGCGTCAGCGTCGCGTACATCGCCGGGGGCGCGTTGCTCTCCCACGAAGAGGACATGTACAAGCATGGTCTGTATCCCTTCGTGGTGGACGCGTTCACGCCGATAGAGGGCATGCCCGTGGGCGATGGGCTTGTGCAAGAGCTTGTGCCGATGATGCGCTATATCAACCGCTACGCGCGCTACATCGACGAGAACCTTGCGATGTCCGCGAAGATTCGAATGCTCGCGCGCAGGAACGCCAACCTCGACGTTGAGGCGCTCGCCGATTGGGACACGAACCTCATAACAGGCGACAGCATCGGAGAGGACGCTATCCGCTGGCTGCAATCGAAGCCCTTAAACGGCATGGCCCCGCAGCAGATGATCCAGTTCCAGACGGACATCAAGCAGGATTCGGGGCAGAACCAGTTCACGCGCGGAGAGACGGCAGGCGGCGTAACCGCATTCTCCGCCATTGCCGCGCTGCAAGAGGCTGGCTCCAAGATCACGCGAATGCACATTGCCAAGCTAAACTTCGGGATGAAGAAGATGGCGGAGCAGATCATGTGGCTCGTTTCTCAATTCTATACGGAGAAAAAGGTGCGCATGATTCGCGGCGCGGACGGCAAGCCGAAACAGGTCGACATGTCCGCAGATCACCTCATGGGTGGCGACGCCCTTGAACCGCAGAACGAACGCGACCTTGCGATGCTCCCGCCCGAAATGCAGGAGGACGCACGCGCCTTCGCGGTTGAGCGGCAGAAGAAGCGCAAGCCGAAGGGCGAAGTTCTGCCCCCGCCGCCGTACACCGTGCAGATTCAGGTTCAAGGCCGGAACCCGCTCCGCGTGCAGGCGCAGAACGAAATGTTCATCCAAGCGTACACGATGGCGGCCCAGGCCGGGCAGGACTTCCCGCTTACGCTCCTGTTCGAGTTGTTGAACGTGGACGGGAAAGACAAGATCATGCCCGTGTTGCGTCAGGTCGATCAGCGCACGCAGCAGATTCAGGCGCTCATGGCACAGGCGCAGCAGATGACCGCCGAGAACGAAACCTTGAAGAAGGCAATCGCGCAGGGCGGAGCCGCAATGCGCAAACCCGTCCCTGCGCAGCGCGATCTTCAAGGCATGACCGTCCCAGATGCAAGCGCCGCCGTTGGAGGCGTGAAGCAGGAACAATCCGCATAAACCCAATTTTCGAGCGACTGGACGGCTTGCCGTAGCTGCACTCGATTTTTTATTTCAAGGAGGATTCCCATGTTTGAGGAACCCACGGTCGACACGCAACCGATGACGGAACAGAGCGCAACGGACGACGCGTTGCAGGCTGTTACGCAGGAAGAAGAAGTTGGTCAGTCGCTTTCCGAGGCGCTTGACCAGCTCATGGCAGACGATCCCGCGACCCACGAAGATGACGCGCTGCAGCCGGACAAGGAATCCGAGGGCGACGCCGGAATCGACAAGGGCATCAAGGGGCGCTTCAAGAGCTACGAGGCAAAGGGCGAGAAGCGCGGTTACGAAAGGGGCAAAGCCGAGGCAGAAGCGGCGTGGGCGAAAGAGCGTCAGGCATACGAGGAACGCCTTGCCAAGCTGCAAAACCTTGAACTCCAAGACGAGGCTAAGAAGTTAGCCGCCGAAGAAAAGATCACCGAAAAACTGGCAATGCGGATTCTGCGCGCAGAGCGCGGCCTTGCGCCGCAGGCAGATGCCGCGAAGCCGGAGCGCGACGCGCTAGGACGGTTCATGGCGAAGCCCGCCGACGAACCCGCGCGCGCAGAGCCGCCGAAGCCGCCCGACACGCACGTAAAACTGCTGTTGCGGCAGGCGGAGCGCATTCAGAAATCAGACCGGGGTTGATGTGAACGC